TTTTCTTCGCGGTTGGCGCCGAAGCCGACTAGCTGGTTGGCGATGACCTTCTCATCATCCGCCCAGTTGCGTGACGACCTGCCAGCCACCATCTTGTAGCCAGGGAACGAGCCGCCAGATGTCAGGCGACCGACCACCTCGGCCTCGATGGCGTCGAGCCAGGACAGTATCAGCTTCTTATGGGACATCGCCTGCGCCATCTGCTTGTCTGATAGCCTGTCGGTCGCGATCAGGCCCAGGTCATCAAAGTCAGCAGACAGGGTCTGCTCTGTCAGCGTCAGCAGTGCCGGGCACGTTGCCTTGGCCTTGCACCACTGGCACTGCTTGTCGCCGGGCACTCGTGGCGCGTCATCTGACAGGGCCCGTTCTGCTGCCTGTGCCAGGCGCTCGCCCCAGGACAGCAGGTCATCGACGCTGATCTCCCACTCGTCGATGTGGTCCAGCCTGGGCTGCACGATGGTGATGACCACCCGCTCGATCTCATGGGACAGCGTCATGGCGTCGTAGACACCCAGCGCGTACAGGATGCCCTGGGTGTTGTTGTCGGCGTAGACCTTGACGCCCTGGCCGTACTTAAGGTCAACGACGTGCAGGGTCTTGGTGTCAGCGACGTACGTTATAGCGTCGCTGGTCCCAAACCCTTCTGGCACCCACTCGCTGAAATCACAGCGGATCTCGTACGCTTGCTCGCCACCCAGCGACTTGACATAGTCCACATACTGCTGAACGTAGTCTGCCATCTCGGCGGTGACGGCCCAAGCTGACCACTCGATGAGCGGCCTGCCTACCCACTCAGACGCAGCGGCGCCGGTGGTCAGGCAGATCTCACCCAGCTCGTGCGCTGCGCTACCCTCATCAGCAAACGCGCTGCTGGTGTCGGGTAGGCCGTCGATGGCCTTGATGCTGCCAGGGCAAGCGAACCACATGGCGCTGCCACTGGCAGACAGTTTGGCGTGCGCGGTCACTTGATGAGCCACTCTAAAAAGGCGATGAACGCCGGCAAATGTTCGTCATCCAGTTGCTTGATGGTCTTGGCATCGTGCTCTGCGAGCCAGTTGCCAATGGTAGCCTTGTTGTCTCTGTTGGCCCGGACCGTTTCAAGGCAGGTGTCCTGCGCTTGCTGCCTCATGGCAACAAGGTCAACCGGTGCTGGTGCAGGTGCTGGCGTTACCGCTGGCGCCTGGTCAACTACGGGACCATCCCAGGTCTCAGTAGGCGCCGTGCCGGCTTCCATAAGGTCTGCCAATCGTGTAATGGCAGCGGTGAGGTTTTTAATTTCTAGTTCTAGCATTTGTTTTTCCTTTCATTTGAGTTAGGATGCGACTTTACTATTAGTTAACAGGGGAACGCAACAGGTGAGCGCAATTAAATTAGCAGTTAAGCATTACGGTAGCCAAAAGGAGATGGCCGACGCGCTAGGCGTTACCCAGTCCCAGGTCAGCCAGTGGTGTACGAAGGGGTATATGTCGGCGCGCAAGGCGTTGCTGGTTGAAGTACAGACGAACGGGCGGGTGTTGGCATTGGGCCTAGTTGATGCAGGTGCCTTAACGGTGGCAGGGGAATGAAAATGCAGATAGCAGTTGGGACTGATCTTGGTCATGTAGACAATGTAGTCGTCACCTGGGCGGATTTTCGCAAGGCGTTAACCCGTCACAAGGTGGCAACGGCAAAGGGTGGGAAGTATTTTGTTGGCGGTTATTTCAATGGCCACGAACGCCGCGAGGCTAACATGGTCAGCAGGACCGTGCTGACGTTTGACGTTGACGCGCCGACCATGCCGCTGGATGAGATGGAGCTGGCATTAGAGATGCACCTGGGCTGCGGCCTTGTTGCCTATTCAACCTACAACCACACCGCTGACGAACCGCGCATAAGGATCGTGATACCGTTATCTCGCGCCGTTACACCAGCAGAACATGGCCCCCTGGCTAAAGCCGTGGGAGATGAGTTGGGCATACCGCTTGACGCGTGCAGCTTTAAGGCAAACCAAGCCATGTACCTGCCGACCTGCCCGGATGTGTCCAAGGCATGGGCGCTGGATGTCGATGGCGAGCCGTTGCAGGTGGGTGATTATCTTAGCAACGTGGTAAGCATTAGCGGTCCAAGGCGCGATACCGGCGATGACCTTGAGGCAGCACTGGCCGCACAACCGCTTGACATCGACATGGCAACTATTCATGAGTACCTGCGCGCCTGCACGCCAGCGATGCTTACTTATGACGAATGGGTGCGGGTTGGTGCTGCGTTGCACCATCAATTCCAGGGTGGTGCTGAAGGGTTGGACCTTTGGCATTACTGGTCAGCAGAAGACGCGGAGCGTTATGATTCGGCAACCATTGAAACCAAGTGGCGGTCTTTTGGTAAGGGTTCCCGCATGGTTACCTTTGCCAGTGTGATCCACATGGTAAAGGATCGGGGTGGCCTGGGCACAGTCACCACGACAGATGACACTGGTGCCACACCCTTCGACGCGCTGCTGCAGGAGGCTGCTGCTGTGAGCGACCGCAGTGGCTACCAGGCTCTGGCTGATCGCGTCAAGGCGATGCCAAGCAACCTGCTGGCAGACGTTGACCGTTCAATGCTGGTCGAGGCGCTGCACAAGGGCTGGCCAAGGTCGGTCGGCATAGGCAAGGTCGATGTCCGCAAGTCGCTGACCCCGGCCAAGCGCAGCAGCGGTAGCGGCGAGCTGGGCTTTGCTAGGGATTGGGTTTACGTTGAGGTTCCGTGCGTCTTCCACCACACGGGTCTCGGGTACGCCATCAAGCGCGAGGCTTTTAATACAAAGTTTGCCAACGAACAGGCGGTCCTACTAGACGGGCGCCAGGCGTCGATACTGGTGTCGGAGTCGCCAGACTTTGTGTCGGTGGTCGATAACATGTACTGGCCTGGCGCCGACCAGTTGTTCGATTACGAGGGCAAGTCCATGCTCAACAGCTACCGGGAGTCTGGTGTGGGTCCATGCAAGGCGCTGGACGCGGACGGTCAGGCCGTTGTTGATATGTTCCTGGCGCACACCGCGCTGCTGTTACCGGATGCCGCAGAGCGTGACATCTTATTGGACTGGCTCGCGTACATCGTCCAGAACCCAGGCAAGCACGTCAACTGGTCGGTGTGCCTGCAGGGTGCCCAGGGTTGTGGCAAGTCATACTACTCAACCGTCATGCAGTCTGTGCTTGGCACCAACGCCCGGCAGGTGTCAGTGTCGGACATCATGGGGCGCTTCACCGGTTGGGCGGCTGGGGCCAGGTTGGCTATTATTGAGGAGATCCGCATATCAGGCGACAGCAAGTACGCGGTGATCGACAGGCTCAAATCATTTATCGCCAACAACACGGTGTCTATTGAGGCTAAGGGCCGCGATGCGGTGACCGTGCCGAACTTTACCAGCTACCTGATGCTGACCAACCACAAGGACGCGATACCAGTGGACAGTGGCGACAGGCGCTATGCGGTGCTGTTCGCTGCGCTGCAGAACAAAGCGCAGATGGCAGAGGCTTTTGGCGAGGGGGCGGCAGACGCTGCCTACTTCACTAGGCTGTTTGCTGAGAGCAGCAGGCGGGCTGACGCGTTGGCGTACTATCTTTGCACCAGGGCATTTAGCGCAGGGTTTGATGCGCAGGGCAAGGCGCCGATGACCAACTCCAAGGTGCAGATGCAAGACCTGGCTGTTACCGACGACCACCAGTGTGTGGAGGACGCGATCATCGAACACGGCTGCGACATCATCAACGACCAACTGGTTGACGTGACGTACCTGGCCAAGCTGGTGATGCTTGAGGGTGGGGATTTTCCACAGACAAGCGCGTTGCGGAAAAGCATGGTGGAGCTTGGTTATACATTCTGCGGGCGCAATAACCGGCCAAACATACCAGAAAAAACTGGCAGTTCCAGACGCGCCAGGCACTCGTTTTGGTACAAGTTTCCTGAGACCAGCGAGACCGGCAAGGAAAAAATCGTCGAGGTTCACACTGACCCAGATTATATTCCGTTTTAATTTTGATCGGCGATTGCTTGATGAGACCCAAAAAACGGTCTCATCGGCAAATTGGTCTCAGTGCTGGTCTCACAATAACCCTTTGTTTTATATATATATATTCTTCTTTTAGACCAAGAGACCAAGTAATAGATAGAATGTTGTAAATTATAAAAAAATAAATAAAAGGGGGAATTGTACAAATAGTGTTAAATAAAAAATATTATTTATATATGAGTTTGGTGTTTGGGCTGGTCTCAGTGTCTTTGGTCTCAGCAGTTTTGCTGGCTGTTTTTGGCATCATTGTGCTGGGCATCGCCCTGCTGCTAAACTAACCTGGCGCCGATGACGGCAGGAGGAAATGATATGGTTGCGAAACCAAAAGATAAGGCGAAGCCAATCGGGCGACCGCCAAAGCCGCCGGCATTGAAACATGCCAAGGCGATGAACGAAATTATTGACTGGATCAGTGAAGGCAAGACGCTGCGGGATTTTTGCAGGCAGCCTGGTCAGGTTACGTTTGGCGCTGTTTACGGATGGCTTGACAAAGACGCCGCGTTCGCTGAACGTTTCGCGCGTGCGCGTGATACAGGACACGATATTATCGCGCAAGAATGTCTTGAGATTGCTGACCGGAAAGCTGAAGACTACATGGTGTTAGCTGATGGCCGTGAGCAATTGGATCGTGAGCATGTGCAACGATCCAAGCTGCGCATTGAGACCCGCCTGAAGTTGCTGGCCAAGTGGAACCCAAAGAAATACGGCGACAGGCTACAGGTCGCTGGCGATGCAGAGAACCCGTTGGCCATACAGCAGATCACTCGTAAGGTAGTTGAGTGAAGCCAGCCAGCAACTTGGAGATTCTCACGCCTAAGTGGATGGTGCCGCTGCTGCAACCTGCCCGGTACAAGGCTGCGCATGGCGGTCGAGGTTCTGGCAAGAGCTGGGGCTTCGGTGAGATGGTCATAGAAGAGCACGTCATGAACCCGGCAAAGAACACGGTCTGTGTCCGGGAAGTCCAGAAGTCCATCAAGATGTCTGTCAAGCGCCTGCTGGAAGACAAGATCAAGGCGATGGGCGTTGGCTCGTACTTCGAGGTGCAGGAGACTCAGATCAAGTCTACGCGTGGCCCAGGCGTGATTATCTTCGCGGGTATGCAGAACCACACTGGCGAGTCGATCAAGTCCCTGGAAGGCTTTGATTGCTGCTGGTCGGAGGAGGCGAGCAGCTTGTCGCAGCGCAGCCTGGACCTGTTGAGGCCAACGATACGCAAGCCAGGCTCAGAGCTGTGGTTCACATGGAACCCGCACCTACCTACTGATCCAATCGACATGCTGCTGCGTGGACCAAACCCACCTGACGGCGCCATCGTGCAAGAGGTCAACTTCAGCAGCAACCCCTGGTTCCCCGACGTGCTGCGGGCTGAGATGGAGTACGACCGCGACCGAGACCCCGACAAGTATGGGCACGTCTGGCTTGGCGGTTACGTCAAGAATAGCCAGAGCCGGGTCTTCAACAACTGGCGCGTCGAGGAGTTCGACACACCGGCTGACGCCATGTTCAGGTTTGGCGCCGACTGGGGATACGCTGCCGACCCGACGGCGTTGGTGCGTTGCTACCTGGTCGGCAGGACGCTGTACATTGACCAGGAAGCGTACCAGGTCGGCTGTGAGATAATGGACACGCCCGATCTGTTCTACACCGTGGACCAGTCTGAGAAGTGGCCCATCGTTGCCGACTCATCCAGGCCAGAGACCATTAGCCATATGCGCAAGAACGGCTTCCCTAAGATCATGCCGAGCGTCAAGGGCGCCGGTAGCGTCGAGGATGGCATCGAGTTCCTGAAGTCTTATGACATCGTGGTGCACCCTAGCTGCAAGCACGTCATTGATGAGATGACGCTCTACAGCTACAAGACAGACCCGTTGACAGACGCGGTGCTGCCGATACTCAGCGACAAGAATAACCACGTTATCGACGCCCTGCGGTACGCGGTAGAGGCAGTACGCCGAGGCGCCGCAGTTGCGAAACCGCAAGCACGACCAGTGCCCACTGTCAATCGCTGGTAGATGATGAGATAATGCTGCCAATCGAGAGGATTCCCAATGGCACGACAATCTAAAGAACAACGCTTGCAGGCGGTTCACGCCGATGCGCTGACCGAATTTGACGACATTCAGTCCGCTGTACGCGATGAGCGAATGCAGTGCCTGGAGGACCGACGGTTCTATTCTATTGCCGGCGCCCAGTGGGAAGGTCCACTCGATGAGCAGTTCGCCAACCGCCCCAAGATGGAGATCAACAAGATCCATCTCAGCGTCATGCGGATCATCAACGAATACCGCAACAACCGCATTACGGTTGACTTCATCCCGAAGGAAGGAGCCGAGAACGACAAGCTGGCGGATACCTGCGACGGGCTATACCGATCCGACGAGGAGTTCAGCAGCGCCGATGAGGCATACGACAACGCGTTCGAGGAAGCGGTCGGCGGTGGCATAGGTGCCTGGCGCCTGCGTGCAGTCTACGAGGACGATGAAGACGACGACGATGACCGTCAGCGTGTCAGCATCGAGCCTATCTACGACGCCGACAGCACGGTTTTCTTTGACCTTGGTGCCAAGCGCCAGGACAAGTCAGACGCCAAGCGGTGCTATGTGCTGACCAGCATGACCGAGTCAGAGTACGAGGAGACCTGGGGCGACTCACCGGCATCGTGGCCCAAGGACATCACCATGACCGAGTTCGACTGGTCTGCTGGCGACGTGGTCTATGTCGCCGAGCTGTACAAGGTCGAGGAAGTGCGGCACACGGTCCACATCTACACCACCCTAGAAGGCGAGGAGGAGCGGTACACCGACGCCGACTTCGAGAACGATGAGATGCTTGAAGACACGCTGATGGCTATCGGCACTCGCAAGACGGGCGAGAAGAAGACCAAGAAGAAGAAGGTCCACAAGTACATCATGTCTGGCGGCGCGATCTTGGAGGATTGTGGCTACATCGCCGGGCAATGCATCCCCATCGTCATGGTCTACGGCAAGCGGTGGTTCGTTGACAACGTCGAGCGGTGCATGGGCCACGTGCGCCTAGCCAAGGACGTGCAGCGCCTGAAGAACATGCAGCTATCCAAGCTGGCCGAGATCAGCGCCCTGTCCACGGTCGAGAAGCCCATCATGCTACCCGAGCAGGTGGCGGGCTATGAGATGATGTGGGCCGAGGACAACCTGCGCGACTACCCGTACCTGCTGGTCAACCCCATCACCGACGCGACCGGCGCCGCTATGGCGTCTGGCCCGATTGGCTACACCAAGTCGCCACAGATCCCGCCTGCAATGGCGGCGCTGCTGCAGATCACCGACATGGACATGCAGGAGTTGCTTGGGCGCCAGGAGTCCGGTGAGCAGCTACAACCCAACGTCAGCGGCAAGGCCATCGAGCTGGTGCAGTCTAGGCTGGACATGCAGGCTTTCATCTACATGAGCAACATGAGCAAGGCCATCAAGCGATCAGGCGAGGTCTGGCTGTCAATGGCCAAGGACATCCTGGTCGAGAGCGGGCGCAAGATGAAGACGCTCAACAGCGAGTACGAGGCCGGCCAGGTTGAGCTGGGCAAGCCAATGCTGAACCCAGAGACCGGCGAGATCGAGTACGAGAACGACCTGCGCGATGCCAAGTTCGACCTGTCCGTTGACGTTGGCCCATCGTCATCCAGCAAGCGTGCCAGCACGGTGCGGTCGCTGACTGCCATGATGCAGATGACACAAGACCCGGAGAACCTGGCCATTCTCAACGCGATGGCGATGATGAACATGGAAGGCGAGGGCCTGGGCGATGTGCGTAAGTATTACCGCACCAAGCTGGTCAAGATGGGCGTCATCCAGCCATCCGAACAGGAAGCCGCAGACCTGGCCGAAGCTGCACAGAACGCACAACCAGACGCCAATGCCGAGTACCTGAAGGCAGCCGCGCTGAACGAGACAGCCAAGGCCGAGAAGACCAAGGCGGACACCCTGCTGTCGGTTGCCAAGGCGTCAGAGACCGAGGCCAACACGATGGAAACCTTGAGCAAGATCAAGACAGAGGACCAGGGGCGTATGATCAAGGCAGCGGAGCAGGTACGCCAGATGAGCAGCATGATGGGCGGCCAGATGCCGCAGCAACCCCGGCAGATGCCGCAGCGCGAGCCTGACATGGCGAGCATGTCAACCGAGGAGCTGATCCGCATCGCGCAGGGTGGCCAGTAATGTCTAAACTTACAAAGGCGCTTGCGGAGCTGGCTAAACGTGCTGATGCTGGTGATGAGGCTGCGCAAGCATATCGTGGTCAGCGCATATCAACCCGAGTGCCGACAGCAAAATCGGCAACGGAAAATTTTCTAACAGACAATCTTATTATAAATCGCAAATCATTGGAGGACGCGCCTAAAGCGTTCGACATAAACACCGAGTTTGTGTCCAGATACCCGACAGTCAAAACCGACGCGACCACGGCTGCTGGTCGGGCTGATGCATTTACTGCCGAAGCCGTTGACAACCTGATATGGCTTTATAATCAGGCACCCCCAGCCGTGCGAAACATTGGGAAAAATTGGTACGTCGGTGCCAACAGGATAGCGGGCGAATTGGCAGAGAAGTACGGCATAAGCCACGAGTCGGCAAGCGCCGTGCTGGCCGCACTATCACCTCAAAAAGACTGGTATCAAAACGTCAGCCTGGCAGAGCGTGTCATCAACGGATACAAGAAATCTGCCGGTAAAATGCTTGACGCCGACTCATTGGCAACGGCCAGAGAAATTTACTCAGATCCAAAATTTGCAAATAACATTGAAGCTATGGCGAATATGCCATTCGATGAACTGGACGATGTCCAGAAAGCTATGTATGTTCGCTCATTGGATCAGACCCATAACGACCGTGGTTATCAGATGATAAACCCTAACGGCGATCGCGTTGGGCAAGCGTTTTCGGACAAAACGGGGAAACCGAACACCACAGCTTGGGGAAGTAATTCAGAAATAGCCAAGGCGATTCGAGTAATAGAAGACCCTTCAATTGAGAACATTAGCCGGCAAATGGGCGGCGCACACAAAGTTCGGAATTTTTACAACAATATCTCTGACCCAACATACGCCATCGACAACCCTGAGCTGGGTGACGTTACCATCGACACACATGCTGTTGCTGCTGACCAGATTATGCCACTTAGCGGCAACAGTGTCCCGGTAGGGGCAGCGTTTGGCACAACCAAAGGTGTGGCGTCATCAGCACAAACTGGCGCCAGAGGAACATACGGATTGCACGCTGACGCGTACCGAATTGCGGCTCGCGAACTTGGTATCCAGCCAAGGGAGTTGCAGTCGGTTACATGGGAAACCGTGCGGTCGTTGTTCCCTGCATCATTCAAAACAAAAGGTAACGTTTCCGAGATTAATGGTATATGGGAACTGTATAATAATGGAAAAATTTCAAAGGGGTTGGCGCGTGAACTTATCCTTGACAAAGCAGGCGGTATCCCAGATCCAGATTGGGCCGCTGGACTCAATACAGCAGCATCTGGTCCGCGAGGGCTTGGAGCCAACACTGGAGAATTATCTTTCTCTGGCGTACCCGGAGGGCAAACTGCCGGAAGATCTGACGCCGGAAGAAACCTCATTGCTGCCGGATTCTCTACTGGGTTCCTTGGCGCTCTGGGTATAGGGTACACAGAACCTGCCCAGGCAGGGCCGATTAGTTCTGGAATTAAGCGCCTTGCATCAGCTTATGAAAAAGTCACCAGCCCACAGGCGGAGGGTGTTGCTCGAATGGTTGAGCAGGGGCAGATTAGTCCAGAGCAAGCCGACAAGTACACGAACACCATTAAGGCATACAAGCTGTTCAGGACAAAAGGAGGCAACACTGATGAGTTGTTTCCATTATTTGTAAACGCCAACAAGCCAGTGAAAATGGGCGAATGGAACCCGGCCGAGTCTGGTTCTCTAACTGACGCTGGCAAGGTTAAGTCGAGCATTGGTCCGTTGGCTTATCGGCCAGGCTGGCACGCAGGTGATGCACCAGTCGCCACGCACATCGGCGGCAAATCTGATAGCGCATTGAAAGCCCCGGATTACCGACCAGCCGATCAGGTATGGGCCGAAGTGGAAATGCCAGCAGACGTTGATTGGCAGTCTGTTGCAGATTCTCGAATGGAGTACAGCAAGGCGGGCAAACCGATACCGAGAACGGCGCAGATAACCGACCAGATACCAGAAGGCGGCTATTACCGATACAAGACTAACCCCAACATGACTGGCGATTGGTTGATTGCTGGGGATATGAAGGTCAACCGAATACTAACCCCAAGCGAGGTCTATCAGATAAACGCAGAGCGTGGTGTTCACGATCTGCCGCCAGTTGATGAGAACGGGAAAATGCTGTGGTCTTTGGTTTTAGGGTCTGGCCTTGTGGCTGCGGGGGTAGCGCCAGAAAAAGTCAAGGCCGAGCTGTTGTCTGAGGTTCCACAAGAGCAGGCACAGCAACTGCAGGACAACTGGTCACAGATAGAAGCGAACGCACAAGCTGGGCTGGGCGGCATGGGCGTCAGGATGCCACCCACCGCCGAGGACGAAGAAGCAATGTTGGCGCCGACTGGCGGTGACCTGATGCAACAAGCTAACCGGGACTTTGTCGACTCGATCCGCACGCAGCCTGAACCAGACCTTTTTACCAGCGTGCAGCAGCAGTTACTCAGCGGTATCATGAAGACCGCCGGGGTTGCCGACCTGTCTGCTGACGTTGTGTCGGCTATGGCCGGTCCGTTATTGTCGGCGCCTGGTGCCATTGGCCGATACGTTGCCGACAGGTATGTGCCAGGCGTTAACTACAGCGCCGAAGAAATGGCCCAGGGTAGGCGCGAGACTGAAGACTACTTCAACTATCAGCCCAGGACTGAACTGGGTCCGCAGTACGGCGAGCAGATGATGCAGGGCATCGGTGGCGCCATCGCGCCCTATGTCCCAGCGATTAAAAAGGCGGCAGGTGACAGCTACATACTTGGAGCCATGAGGCAAGGCTACGACTACCTGGGTGAGCGAGAAAAAGAGCTTGCCAAGGCGCTAATGGATCTCAGCCCAATATAAACAACCCAAAAGGTATCACAATGTTTGGAAATGCAATGTACGGCGGCGACAATTTCGGCAACATGATGCAGTCAACGCAGAACAGCTTTGCTGGTAGCATCCCGCCGATCAACATTGGCTACTACAACGCCACCCAGAACAACCCGGCACAGCAGCAACAGCAGATGGACCCGATGCAGTACCAGCAGTACATGCTGGGCCAGTTCCAACAGCAAATGGCGCCACAGCAACAGCAGGTGGACCCTTACGAGTACCAGCGGCAGATGCAGCAGCAGTATCAGCAGCAACAACAGCAGGTGCCTGCAGGTGGCCAGCCGATGGACCCGATGCAGTACCAGCAGTACATGCAACAGCAGTACCAGCAGCAAATCAATCCGCAGCAGGCTATGCCGGCCCAGCAAGACATGGGCATGGCCGGGCAACTGGCCAACCAGCCGTTGCGGTTCAGGAACCCTGACTTCTATTCTGAGCAGCGATACCTTGGGTTCCAACCTGGTGGCGTACAGTACCAACGTCCCTAGCACAAAATTGACGAAATATTGGTGTATTTGACCAATAGTGTTATTATTGCTTTCAACGGCTTCCACCCGCCGTGTCTTTGGGTGAGTAGATTGGGGTCACAATGAATAACCAGGCAGAAATTATTGAGGATGATGACGAAGAACTAGACACCGAAATAGAATCAGAAGCTGAGGAAAACTATGAGGAAGAAGCCCACGAGGCTGGCGCCGACGTAGACTCAGAAGACGAAGAAGGTGATGAGGACGATGTTGTCATTGAGATTGCGGGGGAGTCGCCACCTCCAGAGGACGATGCAAAGGCACCTGAGTGGGTCCGAGACCTACGCAAGAGCCACAGAGAGCAGCAGAGGGAGAATAAGCAACTCAAGGACCAACTGGCCAAACTTTCCAGCACGGTACAACCAAAGACCGTAGAACTGGGCAAGAAGCCGACCATTGAGGCCGCTGATTACGATTCTGATTTATACGAGCAGCAACTGACCGACTGGTTTGACCGGAAAAAAGCGGTTGAAGCGCAGCAGGAAAGGCAGGAAGCAGAACGGCGTAGTCAACAAGACGCCTGGAACGCCACCCTGGCCACCTACGGCGAACACCGCAAGACGCTCAAGGTCAAGGACTTTGAAGACGCCGAGACAGTTGTGCAGGATGAGTTGAGCAACACCCAGCAGGGTATGATCCTGCAGGGCGCTGACAACCCGGCGCTGGTCGTATACGCCCTGGGGAAGAACCCCAAGAAGGCTAAGGAAATTGCATCCATAAAAGACCCCGTGAAGTTTGCCTTCGCTGTTGCGAAGCTGGAGACACAGTTGAAAGTAACGAACAGAAAGGCAAGCACGAAACCGGAAACGACTATCACAGGCAAGGCCATGAAGTCAGGAACGGTTGACTCAAACTTAGAACGATTACGCGCTCAAGCGGAAAAAAGCGGCGACTATTCAAAGGTTACCGCCTACAAGCGCAGCAAGCGTGCGGGTAGTTAAGCAACTTAATTTATAGGAATCAATAACATGGCTAACGAATTTTCCAAGGAAGAAAGGGTCGCCTTTGAGCAGATGACCGAGGGTTTTGAGGACGCACTGGTCCTTAGCCGTAACGTGTCTGTTTACACATCCGACTCACAGATGATGGAGCGTGCAAACGACACCATCTGGCGCCCAATGCCCTACATCATGTCGTCTGTTGACGGTGCCCCACGCACCAACATCAGCTCGCTGTACCAGGACGTGACGCAACTGTCTGTACCTGCAACCCTGGGCTTCAACAAGACTGCCCCCTGGACCCTGGACGCCAAGCAACTGCGCGACGCCCTGCAGGAAGGCAACATCGCGAAGGGTGCCCAGCAGCGTCTGGCATCTGACATTAACATCGCTGTCATGAACGTCGCAGCAGCACAGGGCACCGTGGTCATTAAGCGTACCGCTGCAGCCTCTGGCTTCGATGACGTTGCTGAGTGCGATGCTGCCTTTAACGAGCTGGGCGTTATGTCCGACAATCGTTACCTGGCGCTGTCAAGCCGCGACTACAACGGTATGGCCAGCAACCTGGCTTCCCGTCAGACTATGAACCAGAAGCCCACAACAGCCTATGAGAAGGCTTACGTTGGCACTGTGTCTGGCTTTGAAACGTACAAGATGGACTACGCTAACCGCATCCTGGCTCAAACCACCGCTATCACTATTGATACTGATGGCGCCAACATCGACTACGTTCCCCAGTCCACCAGCACTTCTGTTGGCGGCCAGATCAACGTCGATAACCGCACCCAGACCATTAGCTGCACCACCAACACTGGCGTTGTTGCAGGCGACTGCTTCACCATCGCCGGCATCAACAGCGTTCACCACATCACCAAGCAGGACACTGGCCAGCTCAAGACTTTCCGAGTTATCTCAGTGCCCACTAGCACCAGCCTGGTTATCAGCCCCCCGATCATCTCTGCGTCAACCACGCCGACTGATCCAGAGGTTCAATACCAGAACTGCGTCGCCAACAGCGTGTCCAACACTGCTGCTGTCGTTTGGCTGAACGTGACCGCTGCTGCCATCAACCCATTCTGGCACAAAGACTCCATCGAGTTGATGCCAGGTCGGTACGCTGGCAACCCAGACGGCGCCACCATGCTTCGCTACACTTCAGAGCAGGGCATCGAGCTGACGTTGACCAAGCAGTACGAGATTGACACGCGCGTCACCAAGTATCGCCTTGATACTTTCTTTGGTGTGACCATGTGCAACCCCGAGATGGCTGGTGTCGTGTTGTTCGGCCAAAGCTAACCAGATAGATGACGGGGGCCGATATGGCCCCCTGAGTCTTTTGAGGGTGTACTGATGCCGTTGAAAAAGGGTTACAGCTCGAAGTCTATCAGCTCAAACATCCGCGCAGAGCGCAAGGCGGGGAAGCCGGCCAAGCAGGCAGTTGCCATCGCAATGTCAACAGCAGAGCGCGCAGCCAAGAAAGCGGGCAAGCCAGCAAAGGCGCCCAAGAGTAAAGGCAAGAAATGACTAAGGTTTACCTACCACTATCAGACGGAATGTATAAGCGCATTGATGTCCCGGCTGTTACAAAGTATTTGGATGATGGCTGGTTCCTGTCAATCAGCGACCACCAGGCGCACGTCGCCAAGATCAACAAAGTTCCGGTAGCGACGCATCTGTTTGACGCGCCACCGGTGCAGGTAAAAGTAAAACGCAAGCCACGCAAGAAGCCAGAGGCCGAGTAATGTCCTACACGAAACGCCAGTATGTCATCGCAGCCTTTGAGGAGATCGGGCTGGCGTCTTATGTTTTCGATCTGACAGACAACGAATTGTTGTCGGCTTGTAAGCGCCTAGATGCTATGATGGCGCAGTGGAACGCTAAAGGCATACGACTGGGTTACCCGTTGCCAAGCAACCCTGACAGCACGTCACTGGACGCTGATACAGAGGTGCCTGACGCTGCCAACGAGGCGATTATCCTCAACCTGGGCATACGCATCGCGCCAGGCTACGGCAAGTCGGTATCGCCGGACACGAAGATATCAGCCAAGGCTGCGTACACTACATTGTTGGGCTGGACCGCGCAGCCAACACCAGAGAAACAATTCCCGCGCACCCTGCCAACGGGCGCCGGGCAGAAGGCTTGGCGATATGACCAAGACCCGTTTATGCCAATACCTGTTGACCCGCTGACAACCGGCGGTGATGGAGTTTTAGACTTAACATCTTGAGGAAATAAAATGTCAACTATAAACCGTCTGTCCAGTGTAGATGTCCTACAGCCGAGTGATCAGATACCAGTTTGGGATAGCTCCAATGGAGACACCCGAAAGGCATCAATGAGCACCCTGTTGGCATTCGTTGAATCATACTTCGCAGACCCTGACTACAGCACCAGAATCGTTGCGCCAAATGCCGACTACTTCAATGTCGATATTGGCAGCACTGGCGATTCACTTTGGATGATCGTTAATCCGACACTGGATTTCAGCAACGGAACGCTAACCCTTCCCCCAGCATCATCTGCTGTAAATGATCAAGAGATCACGGTGGTATTCACTAAGTCGGTGTTGACGCTTGTTATTGCAAGTTCAGGCGCGACAATCCTTGGTGCCCCAACCCAGGTCGCAGGCTATGACTCGTTCAGGGTTCGATACAACGCTTCACAGGCAACCTGGTACACGCTTGATACAACCGGAACCGGAGCTGGCGGCGGAGTTTCTCAGATTGTTCGCCAAGACTTTACTGGAGATGGCGCGACAACCACGTTTGTGCTTGATAGTCTTCCACTAGGATTGGGCAATCAACTACAAATTTTTATTGATGGCGTGTATCAAGAGCGTGCCAGCTACACTGTTACCGGGTCAAACCTAATCTTTGGCGAGGCTCCACCATCACTATCCACTATTGAAGTGCTTGGGTGGACAGTTTCTTTAGGTGCATCAACAACTGCCAACCTGGTTGCTTACAGTCGAGACGGATCATCAACGGTAACAAACGTTGCCGAGGAATTAGATCGAACAACAACGGACAACATGTTTGCCTACGAGCTTAGCACCACAGCATCATTTAGCCTGCACCCCGGAATCGCCACTGGCTACATCATCCGCACAAATTACTTCGACAGCGCGAAGACATCAGGCTCAGGAGCCGAGCATAGATTTACCGGCACGACTACGGCAGGCAAGGCGGGTAACTGGCCTGACGCTGATGGGTATTTCTACGACGCGGATGGTAAGCAGTTTGCTGTTGTTGGTTCGCCGGTCAATGCACTGGTGTATGGTTGTGTCTACGATGGTGCCGACGATGGCGCGACAGGAACGGATAATTATACAGCTTTGCAGGGCGCAAATGATTATTGCGAAACCGTTGGCGCTTCGCTTTACCTGTCAGGGGCAGCACTGATTAAGGCAAAATTATCTATTTCGTGCCCGTGGATAGGTGAGCCAGGCTTTGCAAAATTGATCGCAGCAACGGATTTTGTGCCGTCTGGTGTCGATGCCACAGAATTGGACATCGCAATAAAGAACAAGAGTTTTTCGGCAACATATAACGCAGCAACTGCTAATCTGGTTAACATTCGAGACATAGACTTCATTATCGCAACGGGGCAGACGGGTCTGCGTCTTGGCAATGTTAAAGGTGGACTGATTGAGAACTGTAATCTTACGACGGCAACGACCTCTGGCGTAGGGTCATTGTTAGACCTGTTTGCTGTTGTTAAAAATCTAACGCTACGGAAGGTCAATGCCTCGAATTCGGTTGTTTTCGCAACCGGCGGCGCTTGTTGGATTAGGAACATTGCTGCGGATGGCTCAATCGCAGGACAAGAAACAGAGAATATTCTTGTCGATCAGTGCGAGTTCTCAACCGCTACAGGTGATGAGGCGCTTGCGGTGTATGGTGTTCGCGGTGTTACTCAAAATGTCACTATACGAAACACAAAAATAACGGGTTTAACATCGACTCAAAAACACGGCACATTAGCATCGACATTCCCGTTAGATGACGGATCTGCTGGCGGCGCTAATGCGGCAGTGCGTAATATATTATGGGACGCTTGCACCTTCGTGGACGGCAACTTTACTAATGACATCCTGCGCTTCGGGTTAAGTACAGACACTGGGCATGTTTGCGAGGATGTCAGGGCGGTCAACTGCAAATTCTATGCAACACAGGATGACGCTGGCACTTCTTATGTGATGCGAAACATTCCGTTGGTTGGCGATGGTAATGCGGCGATTGACTGCACGATTGACACCACAGGCTCTGTGGTTGCGATAACGTATGGGATAGGTGGCTTTCCGTTAGTCTCAGGCGCAACGGTTCTGGGCGCTTGTGTGAATGCAGTTTATCAATCCAAGGTTGTGCAAGGTTGTCCAAGGCTGGAGGGCACAACGGGGGTGTTTCTTGGTGAGATTATCAGCAACAACTATCTGTACACCAGCGGCACGGCTGTCAACCTAACATCAACGCAGGACGTTATTGTTTCCAATAATATTATCGACACGGATGGCGCTGGCGTTGCCATTAATACATTGGGCGGGGCAACAGCGCCAAGGATTGAGATTTTAGGTAACACGATCCTGATGTCAGCAGCAGCATCGTTTGCGGTACTAGGTATCGGTGCGCTTGGTAGGTCAAGAGTGATTGGCAATAAGATTTCAGGTACTGGAAAATCAATCAGTGGGAGCCAGCAATACGCGGAGATTGCAAACAACGACTGGTTTGGCAACCTAGATTCGATGCGAACCGCCGGATACCTAGATTACGACCACAACAGGGCAACACCGATAGGCACTTTTGCCGTGGCATTAACTCACACTGCGGGTGCGAACAGCTACTTGCTGGGCTTTATCAAAACGGCCAACGCATCAATCAGTAGCGATTGGAAAACCATCTACGCAGCCAACGCATTAACCTAAGAGATCACGACAATGGCATTAACAAAAGTTTCAAGCGGTTTAATGAAGCCAGACAACAATCTGGAGCTTGAGTTCACCTCGCAGCTTGGCACGACATCTGTTGTGGGGGCTGCTACTGGCTATACTGTTCGCAGCAACTACTATGACAGCAACGTCACTTCTGGCTCTGGTGCCACGTTCAAGTTCACCGGCGTCACTACCGCTGGCAAGGCTCGCAATGTGCCGAATGCTGATGGGTATTTCTATGACGCAGTGGGTCGGCAGTTTGAGGTTCAGGGATCGCCGGTATCGGTGCTGGCGTTTGGAGCAAGGTCTTCAGCTACAGACAATCGGTTTGTTATTCAATCGGCCATTGATTATGTATCGGCAATCGGTGGGGGTGTTGTATTTGTGCCGAATGGCACTTACTTGCTATCAAGCGTTATTTATCCGGGCAGCGGTGCTGCTGGACTTTCGTCCATATTAATGCGAGATGGTGTGACGTTACTCGGTGAGTCTCATGAGGCTGTATTGAAAACGCAGGCTTCGCTTTACGGTGCTGGCGCGCTGTACCGAATGATCACATCGTTAGGTTATGTTGCAGCAGAAGCTGGCTTGTCAAACGCATCTGTCGAAAACATTACACTTGACGGTAACGTGGCAACTCAAGTTGCATCTACTCAGTGCAGTAATCTACAAATGCACCCATTAACAAACGTTCACGTTAGAAATGTTCGCAGCATCGCCTGCAATGGCAACGGTATCATGCTCAATGCCCCGGTTGGCAACATTGCTGAAAATATTTCAATCACTGATTGTGATGTATCAGATTGTACGTCGATCGGAATACAAGTTTCTCAATTTGATAGGCTGTTAATTACAGGAAATCGCGTTGATGATTGCGTTAATAATGCGATTGATATTTATGGTAATGACGGCACCACCACGGCAACAGGTGGCGATTTTACTATCTCAAACAATATTTGTAGCAACAGCCTGACTGGTATATTTCCAGAGACAGTCAAGAACGGAGTTATCACCGGCAACGTTATATCTGATTGTACAAGTAGCGGGATACACTCTAATCGAATTAATGGCGCACCGAGCGGCTTGAGTCTTCTCAGTAACTTTATTCGTAATTGCCCTGTCGGAATCTACATGACGGGTGACAATGACCAAATTTTTGTTTCAGGTAACTCAGTCAACGATTGCATAGTAGCTTTGCAGTGTGGCGCCTCTGGAGGCAATTCTTCGCAGATCACGGCGACAGGCAATTATTTTGACGGATTTACATTTTGTTTTAAGATTGATGTGGTAAATGTCAGCTTTGTGCGATTTGTTAATAATTATTCTAAGACACTTGCCGTTAACACCACCATAAGCGAGACAGTAACGGGCGCAAAAACAGCATGTAATTTTGATGCCCCCGTTCCGCAACAAAGCAGTGAGCGGTACGGCTCTCCAATCAACTATGACGTTCAAAATGTTGCCAATACAGTAACTATTCCCTCGTATTTTCGGAACAGCGGTGGGGGAATGCAAACTTACGCGCAAGAAATCTGGGGTTCTCCAATTACCAGTGGTGGTTCAACCGAAGGCTCGTACTATTTAGAAGTAAGAGCGTCAGGCGCGATGACTAGGGTGATCGGTGTCAACGGCAACCGGCTTGGTTTTTACGCGAAAGCGCCAATCTCGAAACCGACAGTTACAGGAGCCAAAGGTGGAAACGCGGCATTAACTAGCCTAATAGCTGCAATGGTTGGTCTTGGCTTGATCACCGATAGCACCACTTAACCGCCAAACAAGGACAGCGGATGTTTAATTTTGAACGGCTACTGCTTGCCGGGTTAATCATCGCTATCGTGGTGGCGGCCTGCCTTTACCCGCGTGATTACGTTGGGCCATCAGACACGATTGACTTTGCGATGGCAGACCGGGTTGAGTATTCAAACGGCGGGATGGTCGTTGCGACAGATAGGCTATTGGCTATTGCTGCCGGAGCAGGTCATCACCAAGTGATTGATGGCAAGTGCCTGTCAAGCTGCACAATGGTTCTTCGGTATCCGCACGTCTGCTGGACGGCAAATACTGAGTTTGGGTTTCACGGTGCAACAAATGGATTTATTGGTATGTTGGAGTTGTATTCGCGTTACCCGGAAGAACTGGGTGAGTACGTCCCGATAACGCTGACACCAGCGGATTGGGTGAAGATCAGTGGCGAAGAGATGGCTCTGATCCTTGGGCGGGATCTTTGTGAGTAGAATGGCTAAAAATTAAACGGGATATCGAGTAAAATACAATTGTTAAAACCACCGCTGTTAAAATCGGAGGATACTAATGAAAGGTGTTAAGCATTACAAAAAAGATGGCTCATTGCATACAGGTGGCACTCATAAGATGCCTAATGGTTCTTTGCAGTCAGGGAAGACACATGGCAAGACAAGTGTAAAGTTGTATCACTTGGCTGAGTTATCTGATGCTGTTAAGAAAAAATTAAAACAAAAAAAATAAGATCATTTAAAAATTACAGCAGTTACCGCCATCTTTATGGCACTGGGCAAACTGAAGGGTTAGCATGGAAATTCCAATTCTAAGCGGTGTCTACGTCGATTCAGATCCTCGATTCAGGACGCTGTACCCCGTCAACCTTGCGCCGGTTCCGGTGGCGAATGGCATCAGTAAAAGCTACCTGCGACCAGGCGAGGGGATGGTTGCCGAGGCCGTTGGCGTTGGCGTTGACCGTGGCGGCATTAACTGGAACGATGTCTGCTATCGAGTTTCTGGCAGCAAGCTGATCTCTGTTGCCGCTAATAACGTCGTGACAGTCCTTGGTGACGTTGGCGGCTCCACCTTCGACCAGCACGTCAAGTTTGACTACTCGTTTGACCTCTTGGCCATCGCCAGCAATGACAACCTATTCTATTGGGATGGAGCTGTGCTCACCCAGGTGACCGACATTGATCTTGGTACTGTTGTTGACATGTTGTGGGTTGACGGCTACTTCATGACCACTGATGGCGAATTCTTGGTGGTCACTGAATTAAACGATCCGCTTGCTGTCAATCCGCTGAAGTATGGGGCGTCTGAGATTGATCCTGACCCTGTGGTCGCGCTGCTGAAGTTACGCAACGAGGTTCACGCGCTAAACCGTTACACAATCGAGGTATTTGATAACGTCGGTGGGGATCTGTTCCCGTTTGCTCGCATTGATGGCGCACAGATATCCAAGGGCTGCGTAGGGGTTCACGCCTGCTGCGTATTCATGGAAGCAATAGCCTTTGTTGGGTCAGGTAGAAACGAGGCACCAAGCATCTACATGGGAGCCTCTGGGCAGACCGTCAAGATCAGCTCTCAGGAAATAGATACTATTCTGCTCGATTACACCGAGGCTCAGTTGTCCATATCATTGGTCGAGGCTCGAAACGACAAGGCTCATGAGTACCTGTACGTTCACCTCCCTGATCGAACACTGGTCTATGACGCCACTGCAAGCCGCGAGCTACAGGCACCAGTTTGGCTTGTCATGACATCTGCCATCACAGGATTCTCACAGTATCGCGCCAGGTCATTTGTCTGGGCATACAACAAGTGGCTCATCGCAGATCCACAATCAACCGCGCTGGGGACGTTCTCAGACACCAATGGCGCTCACTGGGGCGTTGATGTCCGGTGGGAGTTTGGTACGGCTATCGTCTACAACTCAGGCATGGGAGCAGTATTCCACGACCTTGAGCTGGTGGCCTTAACCGGGCGAGTTGATGCAGATACGGTCATCAGCACGTCATGGTCTTATGATGGGATCGACTACACTGCTGACGCACCCATAGCCACTGGTGGGCCGGGCAACTTCCAGAAGAGATTGTGCTGGCGCAGACAGGGCAAGATGCGTAACTGGAGGATTCAGAAGTTTACCGGCGACAGCAGGGCGCACCTGTCATTTGCCAGACTGGAGGCTCGAATTGAGCCATTGATGTTCTGATGACCAATCCTAGACCACTAACACGCGAAGAATTGGCGAAGTTCCTCCCTGACCAGCGATCCATTCGGGCATTTGAGCAACTGTTTGAGATTATTCCTGGCGATCTGACCATACTTGTCAAGCTGATCGAAGAGGTTGGCATTGATGCCGTCTCAGCGATGGCTAGAGCCGAAAGCAACAGCGCAGCCTTGCTTCGCATAGCCGAGGCACTAGAGCTGCTCACAAGCGCCCCAGTTGAGCCTGAGATCAAGCACCCGGTAGTTGACGCAATTGATGTAAACCGATACGCGCCTATTGGTTACGCAAGGGGCAGGATTTGGTGGAACGATTTCGATGACACACTAAACATTGGCCACAAAAATGAAGTTGTACAGCAGGTAGGCCAAGAGACCTACATGCACGTTGAGAATGTCACTGGGTCGTTGATCCCAAATGGATCTGTAGTTGGATTTGCAGGGGTAAATGGTTACATCAAGTGTGCGCCATACATTGCAGATGGCTTGCTTCCTTCAGAATATTTCATTGGGGTGCTTACTCAAGACTTGGCTGACGGCGAGATCGGCATGGCTACGCTGTACGGAAGGGTTCGAGACTTCGACACCACTGGTGCTGCGGCTGGAGAAGTCTGGGCCAAGGGCGATATTCTGTACGCCTCTCCAACCGTCGCCGGGTACTTTACCAACGTCAGGCCAACGGCTCCGAATTCGGTGGTAATTGTGGCCGTTGTTATGGTGGTTAGCGCCACTGTCGGAGAGGTAATGGTCAGGCCAGTTGTCCCGATAGGACTGGCGTATGCGACCTACTACTCAACTATTGATCAGACTCTTGCGGCGGCCAACACTCCGTACTCGGTAACGTATAACACTGCAGGCGCGGCGCACGATGTTTCATTGGTATCCGGTACAAGTTTAAAGGTAGATCAGGCTGGGCTTTATACCGTCAGCGTTAAGCTACAGGTGACATCATCTAACGCATCATCGTCAACGGTGTATGCCTGGCTTGCTAAAAATGGCTTAGATATAGCTGATAGCAGGGCCGACTTTACTATTAAGGCCAACGGCGACACCAAGCTAATATCCTATACATATCAAATTAGCTTGCTGATCAACGATTATATAGACATTAAATGGGCTGGAGATACCACCAGCCTCATACTTGATGCTATACCGGCAACGGCATTTGCGCCTGCAGCGTCCTCTGCCTCAGTATTCTTAACGCAGATACAACTTTAAGGTGAAATCATGACAGTCAGCAACAAGGTATTGATCGCCCCGGTACTGCTCGCAGCATCGCAGGTAACACTCTACACGGCACCGACAGGAGCCAAGGCAATCATCGACAAGGCCACTGTGACCAACACTCACCCAACGGATAACATTGCCATATCGGTTAACTTGGTATCGCTCGGTGGATCTGCTAGTGCCACCAATCTACTGGTAGACGCAAGAATAGTCGCTGTTGGCGAGACCTATACGCTTCCCGAGATGGTAGGCCATAACTTGGCGACCGGCGACGCCATCAGCGTACTGGCTTCTGCCGCGTCATCTCTGTCTCTGCGGGTGTCTGGCAGAGAGATAACTTGATTGTAGTTGATAAATAGCCCAAAATGTGGTCAGGCGAGTATCCGAGTTCCGTCTGCTCACATAACCGCGTAAAGCGAGGGTTCGCATGAAGAATTTTAGGTTGATAGACAGTGGATTAGATGTCAATAAGCTGATGTTGAAGTTGCATCAGTTGGACAAGTCAAAAGGTATATGGAGAGAAGACACATTTTTACGGCATTACCCGCAAGGCCCATTCGGGGAGTGTGAGTCCATTATTTTACGGTTTCAGCCAGTCCAGCACTACGATGATGAGGCGCAGTACAGAGAGCAATTCGACAAGATTGACCAGCATGAGTGCGTAGACCGCGACGTATTCAGGTTACTGCCCGAGGCAAGGGCAATCGTTTTTATGCTGATGGCGTATGTTGAAGGCGAGCGACTTGGCCGAGTTATTATCAACAAGATGATTCCCGGCGGGAAGATTTTCCCCCACTCAGACGGTGAAGCACACGCATTATACTACGACAGACACCATATCGTGCTGCAATCAACGCCTGGGGCTATTTTCAGGGCTGGCAGCGATCAGGTGACGATGCCCACAGGAAGCGTCTGGTGGTTCGACAATTCCCAAGATCATGAGGTCATCAATAATGGCTCAGATGATCGAATACACATGATCGTCGATATAAGGACGAGACAATGATTACTGCGCAGATCGAGTCGTTTACGGCCAGCCTGCCAGAATTCAAGCCACTGTTCCCGCTGCACTGGGAAGAATTGGCGCTAGAAAAAGACAAAGTACCGCTTGATCCACAATATAACATCTACGAATTCAAGGAGAGCATGGATGAGCTATTGTTTGTCACGCTCCGAGAGGACGGGAAACCAATTGGATACTTCATTGGGTTTATTGCGCCAGGTCTGCACTACAAGACATGCTTGACATGCAATATGGACATATTCTGGCTGCACCCCGAGAAGCGTGGCAATAGCACAGGTGCGGTGCTGTTTAATTTTGTCGAGAAAGAATTGAAGCGTCGAGGCGTTGACCGTTGGTTTGTTGGGTCGAAGTGTCACCTTGACGCATCTTGGATGTTTGAGCGTTTGAATTTTGAGCGCGTTGAGGTTTACTACTCTAAGTGGTTAGGAGAATAACATGGTAGCAGCAGCAATTGTCGGGTCAGCCGTTGTTGGCGGGGTTATGTCATCAAGATCCGCGAGCAAGGCGGCACAGGCGCAGCAGGAGTCATCTGGTGCAAGCATTGAAGAGCAACGCGCTCAATTTGCGGCTATGCAGCGCACACTGAAGCCATACGTTGATGCTGGAACACCGGCGCTCAGACAGTTGTCATCTTATTCAGATGTTGCTCAACCGGCACTTAATGAGCAGCAAGCATTAAACGGAATGTTTGGCCCAGAAGCGCAGCAGGAAGCTATCAATCGAATCGAGCAGTCACCGTTGTACATGGAGCATGTTCGCCAAGGCGAGAACGCGATGCTACAGAACGCATCAGCAACTGGTGGCCTTCGTGGTGGAAATATCCAGGCAGCACTGGCTCAATTCAGGCCAGCGGTTCTATCTCAAATGATCGAAGACAAATATAATAAGCTGGGCGGCATGGTCACTTTCGGCGGCAACGCAGCTCAGAACCTTGCCACAATGGGTCAAGCGTCTGCAGCGGGTCAGGGTGCGGCAGGCATGAATATGGCGTCTAACATTGGCAACTTAAACGCTCAGACTGGCCAAGCACAGGCACAGGCACAGCTCGCTAGGGGTCAAGCGTGGGGTAATGTTGCTGGGTCTGTTGGGTATTTGGGCGGCCTTGGAGCGATGGGTTATGGCCCGTTTGCTACTACAGCAACACCGCCACCGTCAACTTCAGCAGGTTATGTCACTGTTCCCGGTGCGCCGGGTGCTGTTCTACCAGGATAATAGGAAACCATCATGGCACTAGATTATTCAAGTTATCAGACAGCAAACCCGCTTTCTATGGCCATGCAGGGCTTTAAGGATGCTGGAGCTATTCAAGCAGCGAAACAGCAACAGGCAATTGGTCAGCAGAACTTTGAGCTGAACCAGATGAAGGTTGATGAGTACAGGAAGGCCCAGGACAAGCAGAGACAGTTCCAGCAAGCCGTTTCGAGTCTTGGCCCAAACCCGACAGCAGATCAGGTTAAGGGGGTTCTGGTTGATTTCCCAATGTTTAGCGAGTCAATCAAGCCACGGTGGGACATGCTCAACGAGGCGCAGCAAAAGACTTCTTACTCGTTTTATACTCAACTTCTGGCAGCGGTAGAGGCTAATCGCCCAGAGGCTGCTATTAAAATTGCTCAGGAGAGGGCAGATGCCGCAAAGGCTTCTGGCAATGATGAAGAGGCCGCCGCACTAGAAGCGCAGATATTAAACATCCAATCTAGCCCCGAAGGTGCAAAATTAGGATTGATCATGTCTGCCGGTGTAGTTGCGCCAGAAAAGCTCCCTACTCTGATGGCCGAGTTAGCAAACATTCGACGCGCAAACGAATTGCAGCCCATGTTGAAAAAGAAAGCCACTGCAGAAGCAGCGAAAGCAGCTATCGACGCAAAATTTGCAGAGTCATTGGCTGCCGCAGAAGCATCGTCAAAAGGATTTGATATCAGCTCATTGATAACTGATCCAAAAATTGCAAAGCAGAACAAGCGCATAGCTAACCTGATAAACGCAAGAGATCAAGCGACAAGCGAACTATCTATTCAAAAGCTGGAAAGCGACCTTAATAACGCTCAAATTGCACGAGATAACGCGACTATTGAGAAAGCCAGCGAGGTAGAAACAGCCCAGCTAAACGTGGATACCATGATGAGTACCGTTGAGGATCTGGAGGCATTGGGAGAGCAAAAGATAACCACAATGGGAATACCATTTCAGAACGTCCGTGAAGCTTCAACTGGCACGCTAGAAGGAGGTGACGCATGGTACAACGCGACATGGAACCAGCCCGTGGCTGACTATCAGGAGACTATTAAAACGCTTCAGGATCAAGTATTCCTAACCCAGATTCCCAAGATGAAGGGAATGGGGGCATTGAGTGGCCCAGAGGGGAACCGATTGGCTGGTGCGCTTAAGAGCCTGTCTCTGCGCCAGAGTAGCGAGCGACTAAAAAATAACATCGCCACCATAAAAGAGCTGACCAACAAGGCTCAAGAGTTTTTGCAAAACAAGTACGGCGATATTGGAGCCAACACTGCTGCAGCCAGGGGTCGAAGTTCCGCTGCAGGCATGGGGGTTCAAGTTCCTGGCGCACAAACTCCAGGATTTAAACTCATAAGCCAAAGCCCAGGGCCATAATCATGGCAACAATTTATAAAGTTCAAGCACCTGACGGCTCAATCCTAGAAATTGAAGGCCCGGATGGGGCAGACGAAGCGCAGATCATGCAAGCTGCCGCTGATCTATACCAGCCACAGCAGCAGGCAGCGCCACAGCAGCCAATACAAGCGCCACAGTTCGGCGGCATGGAGTCGGCTGTAGAAATACCTGGGCAAGAGCTTGCTGGCGGCATGGGTGTTCAAGTGCGACAGCCACCATCAGAGCCTGTGCCTCAAGGGCCATTTGCCGAAAGCGAGATAATGGGTGCTGCAGAGACAGCTCTAACTATGGGTACTGCTGCAACTACTGGCCTTGTCGGTGGAGTTGCTGGATTTCTCGACACTCTAGCTAAAGAGATTGAGAGCGGTCAGCTTGGTACAGCAGAGGCTGCTAAACGGATACGCGACGCTTCCATGATGGAAATGCAGCGAAGCACCTATGAGCCAAGGTCTCGAACTGGTCAGCGTAACGTGCAAGCCATTGGAGATTTAGCTGGCGCTGTAGGTACTCCGTTTATGGGGCCAGCGACAAGCGCATTAGGGATGACTGCAGGTAGACTGGCGGGTGCCGCTGCACCGACAGTAGCCCCGTCACTTGCAGGCGCTACAGAACGAGCTGCGACTATGATGCCAGACCGTCGTGCGCCTGATACTGCTGCCAGGAGCGTTGGTGCAGCGCAGACGCCTGAATCACTGCGTCGGGTAGCAATTGCTGAAAGCATGCCCGTCAAGTTTGAGGGTGAGACCGGCCTGACATTGGGGCAGGCTGCGCGAGACTTTGAGCTGCTGCGGGATGAGAAGGAGTTGGCAAAAAACCCAGAACTGGGGAGACGGCTGCGCGAGCGGACAGAAAATCAAAGTGCGGCGTTGCAACAAAATTTCGATTACTTGTTTGAAACGATTGGGCCGCGTAGCGTCGAAGACCGAGATATCGGACAAGCAGTTGACCGGGCGCTAGTCACTAGAATGAAGGTTCAGAAAAAGAAAGTTGACAATCTGTACGAGCAGGCGCGTGAGGCCGGTGAGACGTTGGCCCCGGTAGAGATGGTGACCATGCCCGAGTTGATGGCCCTGCTTGATAAACATAGAAACGCGGGCAACAGCACAGACATTTCTAGGGAAATTGTCAGAATTGGCGCGGCTATTAAAAATGATGACGGGTCTTATTCGCCCGGCACTATAGCACTCAACGACGCGGAGCTACTGCGGCAAGATGTCAATGAGTTTACTGACATATACGCCCCTAAAGAAGCTCGCATAAGACGTATGGCGATCAAAGCAATTGATGATGCAACCGAGAACAGCGGTGGCCCAATCTATCGGGACGCCCGTAAGGCGCGAGCAAAATTTGCTCAAGAATTTGAAAACGTGGGTATTACCAAGCGACTTTTGGCTGAGAAAAAAGGCACCAGCGAGCGAACCATCGCGTTTGAGGACGTGTTTAAAAAAGTCATACTTGATTCTTCGATTGAAGAAATAAACAAACTGCGCGTTACGCTGCTGAAGGGCGGCTCAGAAGGCAAACAAGCATGGCAAGACCTTAAGGCTCAGTTGATTGACAACATCAAGCAGTCATCTCTGTCGGGAAGCGGCAGCGACTCCAGAGGTCTACCACTACTGTCGCCTGACAAATTGTCCAAGAAAATAGCTGAACTGGACAGGCGCGGCAAACTTGAAGCGTTGTACGGCAAGAAGCAGGCGCAGATTATGCGCGACCTAGCCGAGATAGCGCGAGTGATCTACACGGCACCACCGGGCGCGGTAAACGCACCAGGAACTACGTCTGCGCTTATGGTTGCGCTGGACGCTATGGGTGGATTTATGGTGTCAGGAATGCCTATTCCCGCCGCAACGCTGGTCAGAGAGGGGGCAAAATACAGCAAAAACAAAGCACTGATTGCTCGCGTAGAAGAAATCCTGAAACCTGTGCGATGAGAGTCTACAAAAGACCACAGCAATAACTACTAACCATAACTAATGACGGCTCTGATTTATAGCAGGCCCAGGTCTAACACTAGGTGTATGGTCACTAGCACCAGCACCGCGTAAAGCCAGAAGATTGGTTTTCTAGTCATAATCGTCATCCTCCATCTCATCCTCATCGTCCCAGTCATCGTGCTGGTCATCGTACTGCTGCTGGGCTTCCCAGTATCCTTCCATCATTTTGCCACCTCCAGTTGCTTGGCTAATGCTTTGATCTCAGCCTTGTTGGTGTTGTGCACCCATACGTCAACGCGCACCAGGCCATCTGCTGCACGCTTGTCGCGGTGTTTCTTGATGTAGTTTGTGTTGCTCATGTTGCCTCCTCGTTAGTTTGATCCAACAGCTTACACCCTTTCCGGTAACAACTGCAACTGTTAGAAGTAGCGTATACCATTGACTTGTGCGAAAATTAGGTATCTTTTAATCTTAATGAGTTTCGCCAGATGCCAGATGACTTGGAGACAAAGGTGGCAGCACTTGAACGCGGAACTCAAGACCTGACCAACCTCGTGCGGGAGTTTAGCCTAAAGTTATCTGCTAACGAGCGGCGCATCATTACGCTGTCGCAAAAAATGGAAGACTCATCCACAAGTATACTGGCAGCACTCAACAAGCTGCAGATTGCCCAAGATGTCCACATGGCGCGATCAGATGAAAAATTTGGCAATGTCAGCACATCATTAACCAGGGTCATCACTAAGCTCGACTCCACATCAGACCGCCTGTCAGCCAACGAGTCTCTGTCCAACCAACTGCGGAGCCAGAGCGCCACCCAGTTTGAGCTGATCAGCGACCTTGAAACGAACGTTGCCAAGCTGGGACATACGCCCATCACTGGCGCCGGCAGCCTTATCGACTCACCCAACTTGCGCTGGATCATGGCGCCCATCATCATCATCCTAATCGGCTTGTTCGGCCTGGCCGGCTACAACATGAGCGGTGATGCCAAGGCCATACTGACCGTGGCCACAAGTGAAGGTGAAGCATGACCCTGGACCCGGTAACCGCCGGCCTGGGCTTGCTGGATACTTTTATCGGTAAGTTTGTCAAAGACAAAGACCTGGCCGCCAAGCTGATGGCCGAGGCACAGACGCAGGAGATGGCCGGTGAGATTCAAGCCAGGTTGGGACAGCTCGAAATCAACAAAGTTGAAGCGGCAAGCAGCAGTCTATTTATTGGCGGTTGGCGTCCTGCTGTTGGCTGGGTGTGTGTGGCTTCTCTGGCTTATCAGTTCGTGCTGTCGCCACTTATGCGCTTCGTTGCGGTCATCGCAATGGATACGCCACCGGAGTTTCCCGTTCTGGACTCCAGTCAACTGACGCCAATTTTGATTGGTATGCTGGGCCTGGGCGGTTTGCGGACCTACGAAAAAATAAACAACGTTGCCAAAAAATAATGGAACTAACTCGCTTTGCCAATTTCAACAATCGCACCCTGGGTCGCGCCAGCTACAACGACATGTCCTGGTGGACCATTGAGCGACCTTGGCTTGACAACGCGCCCAGCGTGTCATGCATCCCGGTGGGCGAGTACACGATGGTCCGGGTCAACTCTCCACGCTTTGGGCCAGACACATGGGAGGTCGCTGACGTACCTGGACGGACCCACATCCTGATCCATACAGCAAACTACGCGCATGACGTGGAAGGGTGCATTGGTTTTGGGCGGGGGCTGTTTGCCCACCTAGAAGGCGTCACAAACAGCGCCAACGCTGTTGCCGAATTTTACAGGATCACCAGCGACATCAAGACAATGCCGCTGGTAATTCGCGAGGCTGCGCTGCGGGTTGACGATACCCGCTAGTGCAGCGGGACAACCTCGAACCACTCGGCGACTACGCGCCAAACGCCATCGCTGCGCTTGAACGCTGCAAAGCTGAAGACATCACCTTCTGCTTCAATCTTGGCGATAATGTCTTCGATCGAATTACCTTCAAATTCTCTGGTTTTCATTTTATTTTCCTTTTAATTGTCGGGGCATTGCTGCCCCTGGTTGATTTATCGTCGAATACCTAAGTCATCAAAAGTAGCACCTACAGCGTTGGCGATCATTTCTCCTTCTGACATACATCCTGTACATTCGACGGCTTCTTTAGCTTGAATGATTCGGCGAACACGGGTTTCGCAACCTTCATCATCGGCAGTTGCCCAGTCCCAGTCCAAACCTGCGTTTTCTGCATTCATGCCGACCTGATCCATCTGGTCGTCTGTCAAATTGCTGCAGTCAAAGCCCAGTGTTGCAAGCCCTTCTTTCATGTTGTCGTATACTGATGCCATTTTTCTCTCCGTTTGCGTTGTGTACGGGATCAGTATACAGCCTTTCCGGTAAGGTGCAATACCTTTCCGGTAATTATTTAATCACCCGACGAACGGTAGTTATTTTGCTTTCAGCGCCAGCAGCAGTTGCTGTTGCGTTGCGTCCTTGTTGGCCAGCACCTGCAGCACTCGCTCATCTAGGCAGCCGTCAGCCACTAAGTGCAGTATCCTCACAGCGCACTGTTGGCCCTGCCGGTGTAGCCTGGCGTTGAACTGCTGGTAATACTCCAACGACCAGCACAGGCCGAACCAAACGATCAGCGACCCGCCGTGCTGCAAGTTGAGGCCATGCCCGGCGCTGGCAGGGTGCGCCAGCAGCATGGATATCTCGCCACGGTTCCAGCGGGCTATGGTCTCGGGGTCTTTGTCCAGCACAACAGCATCAGGAAACCGCGCCTTGAGTCGCTCAAGGTCGGCCTTGTAGGCGTAGGCCACCAGCATGGTCTCGCCGGCATTGTCCTCACGGATCTCGCTCAGTGCGTCCAGCTTTGCCTTGTGCAGCTCCATATAGCTGCCATGCTCATCGGTGTAGATGGACCCGTTGCACCACTGCAGCAGCTTGCCGGCCAGCACTGCGGCGCTCGCTGCCTCGATGTCCTCGCCGCTGGCAAACTCGATCAGCAGATCGCGCTCGAAAGCCAGGTACGCTTGCTGCGACTTTTCTGGTAGCGTAACGCGGTGCGTGATGTCCAGCCTGTCAGGCAGGTCCAGGTAGTCGGCAGCGGCCATCGACATGGCCAGCGGCTCGATCAGCTTGTGGATGGTCTCAGCAGCGCCTGGGCGTATCGTCATCGTGTACCCGCCATAACCTTGCTGCTCAAAAAATCGTTGCTTGTATCCCGACATGGTTCGACCCAGCGTGGCGCCAAAGTCGATCAGGTACATCTGCGACCAGATGTCCAGCAAACTGTTGGGCGCCGGGGTGCCGGTCAGCAGGACCATGTACTGACACTCTGGCGCCACCTTCTTCAGCGCCTTAAAGCGTTGGCTGCTGGCGCTTTTAAAGCTGCTGGACTCATCGATGACGATGACATCGAAAGGCCACTTCTTGCCGTAATGCGTCACCAGCCAGGGCAGGTTCTCGCGGTTGATGGTGTAGATGTCTGTCACCCGCTGCAACGCCGCCAGCCGCTGACGCTCAGTGCCTAGCACGCTGGTAATGCTCAAGTGCCGCAGGTGGTCCCAGGTGCGGATCTCATCCTGCCACACGCTTAACGCAACGCGCAGCGGGGCAACAACCAGCACCTTGTGCGCCAGGAACCCATCCAGCAGGTCGCTGACAGCAGTGAGCGTGCTGGATGTCTTGCCCATACCTAGATCAAGGAATAATCCGCAGCGGCGCTTGTCTTTTATGTATTGCACGGCTCTTTTTTGATACGGATGTAAATTGCCCCTGTTTAACATTTTTCACCATGTCTTTTTGAAAACCCTAGTCGATCCTGCTCGGCTTTCCGCATTTTCACTGCTTCATCAAAATTATTGCTTGACCCCAAGTGGTATGTAACACCGTCAAATTTCATTTGGGCACACCATATATTGCTTTTTTTATTAAAATATACACCAACAACCCCGCTGGTATTATTTTTAGCAATTTTGCGGTTCATGTTATTTGTTTGGGTCGTTACTTCCCGCAAATTATTTATACGGTTATCCGTTTTTATACCATTGATATGGTCTAGTATTTTTGGTTGATCCCCATACACATAGAGCCAGATTAATCTGTGAACAAGGTAGCGCTTTCCAAAAACAGTGACCACACGATAACCTTTACCGTCCAAAGTTAGTGCTTCTTGCCCTGGATATTTTTTATTCCATCCAAGGTACGCGTGCCACGTTTTGAAATGGTCAACCGGTCGACTGCGCCAAGCAAGCGCACCATTATCCAATCGGTAATCAAATAGCGATTTTACAAGTTCTTGATCCATGTTTTTCTTCTAAATAACATCCAATGGGTAATATACAATAGGTGTTACATAAAGGCAAAACATTGATTAGCGCGGGTCAGCGTCGGCATTGTCTTGCTCCATCTGTATCAGCAGCTCGGCGTAATGTATTACTTTCCGCAAATCCTCGATGCCGTTTTTGGTCTTCCACCTCGTGATGTATTTGACAATATTGCCTTCGCAAAAACCCAAAGCGTTTTTGTGGATGTACTCGATGGGCTGGATGGCCATGTCTTTGTAATGGCTGCCGCCAATTTGTTTGTCTAATGCGCTCATTCTTTGCTCCTTACTATGGATATATCACACGTCGCCCTGGCAACCTCGCCGAAGTCCTTGTGCAGCACAATCGCCGTCATGCTGCGTCCGGAGCGGTAGCCTTGACCCTGGTGCCAGGCGTCATTGGGTGCCAGGTTGCGAAAGCTCTCCCAGATAACGCCGCCTGAAAGTTCTGCTTTGTTGGTCGTATGTATATGCCCGGTGTACCAGTATCGCTGAGTAGTCTCGCCCCAGTCCTTGGCGCGGTCTGCTGCCATCAGACTGTCAAGACCAACCCCTCCGCGCTTAATGGTGTCGCCGTGCGTCATGCCGATCAAGTTGCTGCCAAATCGCTCGTAGGTGTGCTTGGCAATCGTTGGCCTGATCTCAACTCTCGGTTCGTCGCGGAACCAAGCCTGCAAGCACAGCGCCAGCATTTGAGACGAATGCTCATCGTGGTTGCCAATCAGGTTGTGAACGATCACTTTGCTATGCTTTTTGCGGGCGATGTCGATGCAATCAACCATCGTCAGGATACCAAGCTGCATTACTCGGCTCCATCGTGTGTCAGTGTCCAGTACGTTGCCTGACTTGGTGCGGGACAGCGCATTGTCAGCGTGGAAAAAGTCACCTAAGTTAAGGATCATGCAGGTCTCAGCAGGCGGGCTGTTGTCGCTCAGGTACTGCATGGCGCCGCATAGATCGGCTCTGGCAATGTCAACGTCAAAGTCATGACCGCTTTCCTCTGCCCAGGCGTACATCCCAATGTGCGGGTCGCCCTGCGGGACAACTACCATCAGGTCGGAGTTATTGATTGTCGGCGCTGCGACTGGCACCACTGGCTTGATGTCGTCGGTGATGGCCGACACAGCATCGCGGAGCATTTCCAGCATCGCTTCTTTGTCGGCCTGGGTTTTGACCCACTGCACTTTGACTTGTCCGTCAGCGCCGTACAACGTACTGGCACCGCGCAGAATCTGACCTGGCGCAATCTGGTGCGTCAGGTCATACTCCGGCCCCCAGCCTTGCCTGGCAGCATGGCCTTTTACTCGCAGCACGGTCTCATCAATCCACCGGCGGTTGGCGCCCATAGCCTTTGCCGCTTTATTTGCGCTGCCGTGTTCAAGCACAGCCTGGATGATTTCGCGCTGGCGATCTGTAGCGCAGTAGTCAAGCAGTTTTGGGTCAATCATGATCCGTAATCCTTTTTTGTACGCATGTGCGCAGCAGTCTCAGCTTACGATCCAGTCGATGCAAATCGCCACCGCAATCGCCCAAGCCAAGCCAACGCTAAAGCTGACAGAAACGGTTTTTAGTCGTTCTGGCAGCAAGTACCACTTTTGTCGCAAGTTATTCAAAGTCATTTGCCATCTCCACTGTGTCGATTACTCTTACGTCACAGCCAAGGTCTCGGCGCCGGACGTGGTCAAGGTACTGCTTTGCGGTTGGTCGTTTGCCGGGTGCTTTGCATTCAACGAAGATCACCCTGCCACCCGGCAGCGTGATGATCCTGTCGGGCACAGACCTGCGCCCTGGGCTGGTAAACTTTTCGCACGTCCCGCCAAGCGCCTTGACGCGCTTGACCAGTGCGGCTTCAACCGTTCTCTCAAGAATTGTTGACATGGTCCAGCCTCTTTTGCGTCTGCAGGCGTGACATCAAATCCTGATTCCAGTCGCCAGAGTGCAGGTGCATGGCGGACAGTGTGTGTGGAACCACTTGGATCTTACCGCCGGCTGCTAAAAAGGCGTCTACTTTCTTTTGCAGTTCTGCTGACTGCTGGTCTTTGATTTTTTGTCTGCTCATCTTACGCTCCCACGTCTTTCAAAAGTTTGTTAGCTTCGGCGATGTATCGCCATTCATCAACGTCTGCCCGGTCAAAGTCTGACAGGACCATTAAAGGCCTGGCGCCCGATGATTTGGGCACCAGGTTGCCGTTGGTCGCGTACTGGATGGCGTCACCTTCCCGCGACCAGTAGAACCGCACAGCCTTTCCTAAAGGCTCGTTGCGCCACATGGCGCCGCCGGTTACCTTGCGCACGCTGACAAACTGCAGCGGGTCCAGGCAGCCCCTGATCGTGTCTCCGATGTCCGTGCCGTGCGCGATGCGCTTGGCCACAGCCGTGGCGATGATGCTCATGTCTGGGTTTTTGGCGATGCCTGTATCGGCGAACAACCCCTTACCCTTGGTGCTGTTGTCAGGCTTGACCGCCACATAGTTGTTAACATCTCGCGACGCCAGTGCCACATAGTCAGTACGCTCCAGTGCGTAGCTGGTGTCCATCATCCAGTCAAACGACACCTCGTCTATCTTACCAGCCAAGGATGGGTCGTAATAGCACACGATGCCGTCGGTGTTGGCGCTGCGGATGTCAATCCCGGCGGCAGACATACGCTCGATCAGCATCAGCAGGCACATCTGGCCGGTGATGGTGGTCTGGATCAGCAGCTCTGGGGCGTACAGTTTAGAGTAGACGCTGCCCAGCTTACCGAAGCTCCCGTTGACTGCGATCTTAAGCGTGTACGCGGTGACCTCATCGCCTGCACGCTTTGCCGCCATGCGGCGGTTGACGATGCCCTGGTAGACATCGAGGAACGGCTTGCCAAGTGACTCTGGCGCCAGCGCCTGCTGCAGGATGATGTTGGGATAGTAGCTGGCGACATCCAGATCGCACAGGACGTGGTCGGCGTCTGCTGTCAGGTACTGCGTCTTCTCGCAGGAGTGCAGGCCACCGATGCCCATTTGGTAATCACGGTCGCCAACGCGGATCTTGCTGTCGCGTAGCCACTTGGGCAGGACCACCGCCCCGTTGCCGCCCAGCGTAAACGTAGTCGCCAGGATGCGCTGCAGCAACTCCTGCAAAGCTGGTGTTTCAAACGTGACAATGCCGGGGTTTTGATAATGGAACTCAGTGCGGCTGGTGTCTGGTTTGGCAACAGGGTTCTTGGTCAGGCGTTCCAGCTCGCTGGTGATGATGGTCTCGGCAATCTGCGCGTCTGACTTGCTGCGCAGGTCCATGCCGTACTGGTCGCCCATCTTCTCGCGCAGGGCGATCTGCGGGCGCAGTTGGTCGTACAGCAGCTCGGTCAGCGCCAAGTCGTTGGCGCAGTAGTCAACCAGCAGCTTGCGTTGCGCTGGCGATATGCTGGCGCTAGGGTCGATGGGCAGGTCTTGTAACGTGGCGCAGCCTAGTCTGGCGCCGTACACTTTAAGGCTCACCCGGCCAGGGGCGACTTCTATCAGGTCAATGTGGTCCCAGCCTCGGTTCAGACTAATTTTTAGATTCTTGGCAACCAGCCAGCCGGGCTGCTTGCCTTTGATGATGGTGTCGCAGATTGATTTCAGCTTTGCGCAGTCGGCGCCATCGAGCAAAGCGGCGATCAGGATCAGGTCGAAGTTGAGGCCGTTAAAGCTGATCGTGGTGCCTTGCATCAGCTTCTTGATGGCTGGCAGATCGGGCTGGTGCCCGGCGTACATCTCGAATGTTTTGATCTTGCCGCTGCCAAGGTGCTTGGCGGCAAGCAGAAAATAGTCTTTGTAGACTTCGGTGTCGATAACGATCATTTTGCATCCTTCGGGGGTGGCCCGGTGCGGATAAAAAAAGCCCGGTTGTTACACCGGGCCAAGGGAGGTCTAGCCGAAAATGTCGTCGTCGCTTTCGTCGTCAAAAGCGTCAAAGTCATTGACGCTGGCATTGGCACCAGCATCGCCAAAGGGTTGTCCGTCTTTGTAAAACTGCACGGCCAACAAATTGGCGTTGATGCGTTTTCCATAGGCGTTGTTCTGCGCCCAAAGTTCAATGATAGCGTTGACGTAGCAACCTGAGTAGGGCCGGTTGTCGCTTTCTGCCAACGGCGTTTTGTCTCGGTCGATCACCAGGGGGCGCTTGGCGTTGGCCGCTTTGAGACTCATCGTGCCGGCATAACCTTCATAGTCGCTGTCGTCGCCATCCTTCATGCACAGCTTGTCGGCACCCACTTTTGCACCACCCAGCTTTTCCTTGATGGCCACTTTTATGGCCGCTTGGATTTCAGCAATGCTTTCGGCGTGGGCATCCTTGTCAAGCAGCAGGGTGGCCTCGAATTTGGTTTCCTTGCCTTCAAATGTCGCTTTTTGAAACAGGCTGGGAAATGACAGACGGACGTTGTTCAATTTAATTTTGCTCATTTTCTATTCCTTGTTTTAAGTTTAATTTAATGTTGATAAACTCGACGGGTGTAACTCTATATTAATTCCACACCTGGTGCAACCCTTGTGGTTTTGTAAATCAGGTCGACGCATTCTTTTTGCGTTTTGTCTGCGTGCTCGGTTGTTGCGTTAAGCAACGTGGCAGCGACCTCCCAGTTCTCGTGGTACTTCGCAAGATAACCGTCTTTGCGTTTCAACTGCCTAACGTGGATAACGTTTACTTCAGTTAGATCTGCACATTCTTTGGTGAGTTTGTCGTTTTTGCACCAAAGCTCGGCGCACAACTTATCCAGCTTGGCGGCCTTGTCCGTCAGCCTAGCAATCTCGGCCATTGCTTGTTCCATGCTTAATAATTCAGTCATTCGCCTTGCTCCCCTTGTAGTGCTTGCATAACGTCTGGTGACCAAAGCATGAAGCCGTTGCCTTTTTCATCTAACTCGAAAGCATCCTGCAAAATTTTTAGCCTTACATTTAGTCGCTCTATCTCAGTTTGTTTTTTATTGGCATGGTCTGCTGAGTAGTTCAGTTCATCATCTTCAATAATAAACTTGGCGAACTTTTCGATATTTTCGTAGCCAACTAGAGCACGGTCTTTTGGTGCCCCATGAATATGGATAGCACCAGCCTGTTCGGCAAGCTCTTTAATTCGTTTATTCATTCGCCTTGCTCCCGTCAATGTCATCAAAGTCTGCTGCGCTTACCGTCACCGCTGGGCGCTTGTCGGACTCAGGCACCAGCGTAGGCCGACCTTCCGACTTACGCATCAACGCACCCAGATCCTTGGCTGCCTTCTTGCCCACCAGCTTCTCGGCAGCAGCGGGTGTAATGAACCGCTGCGTGTACAGGTCTTCGCGGTTGGCGCCGAAGCCGACTAGCTGGTTGGCGATGACCTTCTCATCATCCGCCCAGTTGCGTGACGACCTGCCAGCCACCATCTTGTAGCCAGGGAACGAGCCGCCAGATGTCAGGCGA